AATCCGGTATTCCTCGGCAACGTATCTCTCGGCGGCACGCCGCAGGTAATCAATACTTCCGGCGATGTAGATATCTCGACACCGATCTCATATCTCCGTGTCGGTTCCGCGATACAGAATATAAACATACCAAAGGGTGCCAATGGACAGATAAAAGTATTTGTCACAACTTCATCCAATGGTGGTACCTTTGCCCTGCGCGGCAATATCTCCGGCAGGGAATTGAACTTCTCAGCGGAAGGTGACGATGCCATACTGGTATTCGCTGATAACGAATGGCATGTTATCGGGCAGACCGAGTTCCGTTCTGCGAATTCATATGTCACATCAGTTAACGGCGAAGGTCCCGGTTCAGTAACACTCACAACGAACAATATATCTGAGGCTGCTAATGCCCTATACTATACTAATTCAAGGGTAAGATCTGCCATCAATGTTGTCGGATCGGGAACTTATTACTCGGCGAATGGTACTATCGACATACGCGGTGGTGTTACTGCAGTAAATGGACAATCTGGTAATGTGACACTTGATGTTGGTGTTGTCAGCGTGAATGGTGCGAACAACGTAGTAACACTAGATACCGACGATATCCCGGAAGGTACAACCAATCTTTACTTTACTGCCGCCAGGGTATTAGATGCGGTAGAGGCATCTGATTATACTTACGTCGGTAATCTGATACCCAAGGTAAATGAAGCATTTGATCTTGGATCTCCGACCGCCAGATTCAAAACATTATACTTAGCAGCGAATACGCTTGATCTAGGTGGTGCAACGATCAGTGCTGCGGGCGGGACGATAAGTTTACCCGCCGGAACAACTATCGGAGGCGTCAATACAGCCCTGATTAAGATAGATGGTGAATTATCCAATGTGAATCTATTACCGGTAACGGGTTATGCAGGTAACGCATATATCATCGAGAGCAATCTATATGTATGGAACAGCACAACCTGGTCTAATACCGGGCAATTCGTTGGCCCCGTCGGGGCAACAGGGCCCCAAGGCGAAGTCGGTGCTACTGGTGCAGGTGCTACCGGAGCGACCGGTGCTGCAGGTACCAGCGTTACCATCCTCGGTACGGTATTAGCTCAAGAAGATCTTCCAGAATCTGCAAATATAGGCGACGGATATCTCATAACCGGCAATCTATATGTCTGGGCAGGATCGTCTTTCACAGATGTGGGTCGTATCCAAGGACCCGAAGGTTCCACCGGTGCCACAGGACCAACCGGAGCTACGGGTTCAACAGGTCCCCAAGGTGCCACAGGTGCTACAGGGGAGACCGGTTCAACAGGATTACAAGGTACGACAGGTCCAACTGGTGCTACAGGAAGCACAGGTCCTATAGGTTCAACCGGTGCTACAGGAATAGGTGCTACCGGCGCAACAGGAGAAACTGGTTCAACAGGCAGTTTAGGTGCCACAGGTGCGACTGGAGAAACGGGTGCCACTGGTATCGGAGCAACAGGCGCAACTGGAACAAAAGGTGCTACAGGTTCGACCGGTCCTCAAGGCGGCACTGGTGCTACCGGGATAGGAGCTACTGGCGCAACAGGTATCCAAGGCATAACTGGTGCTACAGGTCAAACTGGTTCAACGGGACCGCAAGGCGCGACCGGTATAGGAGCTACTGGAGCAACTGGACAGACCGGAGTTACTGGAGATTCCGGTGCTACAGGTTCGACCGGTTCAACTGGTGCAACAGGTCCGCAGGGTGATACTGGTGCTACTGGCGTATCGGGACCTCAAGGCGATATTGGTGCTACAGGTGCAACTGGATCCCAAGGCGATACTGGTGCTACAGGTGTACCGGGGCCTCAAGGCGATACTGGTGCTACGGGGGCGACAGGTCCGCAAGGTAGTGTTGGCGCAACTGGTTCAACAGGACCCCAAGGCGAAACTGGTGCTACCGGCATTGGTGCTACTGGAGCAACGGGACCCCAAGGCGATACTGGTGCTACTGGTGCGGGTGCTACTGGAGCAACTGGCACTCAAGGAGCCACCGGATCAACAGGTATAAGTTTCGTATGGCGAGGTGCGTATAACTCTGCAAATTCATACGTCGTAAATGATATAGTCTCTTTTCAAAGTTCTACCTGGATTTGTATATTAAATGCTGGTCCTTTTAACTTCCCGACAGATCCAACATACTGGAGTGTGTTTGCAGATAAAGGTGCGACGGGTGCTACGGGCGCAGGAGCAACCGGTGCTACGGGTCCTCAAGGAGCTACCGGACCCCAGGGAGACGCAGGTGCAACGGGTGCTGGTGCTACTGGAGCGACGGGAGTAGGAGCTACGGGTGCTACAGGTGTACAGGGCGACACTGGTGCTACAGGGATAGGTGCTACTGGAGCAACAGGTCCTCAGGGCGCGACGGGTGCGGGTGCTACTGGAGCAACGGGACCCCAAGGTGGATTCACTACAGGATCGAATGCCCAAGTTAATTCGTTAGGTGTTGGTACATCTGCATCTGGCACTGCAGGTGAGATCCGAGCAACTAATAATATCACAGCATACTTCTCAGATGAGAGACTGAAGGATGTCAAAGGTGAGATCAAGGACGCCCTGTCTAAGATAAAAACACTCACAGGATTCTATTACGAACCTAACTCTGTAGCTCAATCCCTCGGATATGAAGCTAAGCGAGAAGTTGGTGTATCTGCTCAGAAGGTTCAGGAAATAATGCCAGAGGTTGTAGCTCCGGCACCGATAAGCGACAAATACTTAACCGTCAGATACGAGAAACTGATACCCTTAATTATCCAAGCGATAAAAGAATTAGACGAAAAGATTGATCGTTTAGGGGAAAAATAATGACGCTTGCGAGTAGTGGTTTCCTAAGCTTCGGTGGGACAACCACAGATAGGTCAATCAATCTAGAACTAGCTAAGAGCGCTACCGCAACTATCGGACTCAACGATAGTGATGCGAGAGAACTTGCCAATGCTTTATCTGGTAACATATCTGTTTCCGACTTCTATGGCAAGACATATTATATCTTCGGACAAGAAGAATTCACTACTCCCGGCACATATCTATGGACCTGCCCTGCAGATGTTACTACAGTATCTGTTCTATGTATCGGTGGTGGGGGTGGAGGAGATGCCGGTTCTGATCTATTAGGGGTCGGCGGTGGCGGAGGTGGAGGAGCCCTCGCATATCGAAATAATATCCCGGTGATACCCGGACAGTCATATAGCATAACTGTAGGTTCTGGAGGCATAGCTCAAGTAGTAATTAATGGCACAACCATATCAGATTCTTCTGATGGAGGGGCGACTAGCGCATTTTCATGCATCGCGGGTGGAGGCAAGAAAGGAACTAGAGCTACTGGAGATATAGTTATCGGATCGACTTCAGCAGCAGGCGGAACAATCTCCGGTATCTATAATGGTGGATATGCTGGTGGTGTGGGTGGAACTGCAGATACATCTAGTGTTGGATTCCGAGTACCGGGTGGAGGTGGAGCTGCAGGATATTCTGGTACTGGAGGTAATGGCGCAAGGGGAGCTAGGTCCCCGGGGACACCTAGTACATCCGCAGGATTGTCCGGCGCAGCAGGTAACGGGGGAGGTGGCGGCGGTGGAGGTTCTGGATACAGCGGAGACACCGTACGAGTAAATACTGGAGGTAATGGAGGTGGTACCGGTATCTATGGTCAAGGCACATCTGGTGCTGGCGGAACCGGTGGATCTTTAGTCAATCCGGCGACAGATGGGGGCGATGGCTCAGATGGATTTTCCGGATTCTTTGGTGGGGGTGGTTCTGGAGGTATCGGCGGAGATACTCGTAATGCTCGAGAAGGCATGCCGGGTGCGGTAAGGATAATATGGCCTGGGATAATTAGAAGATTCCCATTTACACGGACAGAAAATGCTTAAAGAATATATTGTTAGCCTTAATAAAGGTATTAGCTATGATGAATTCTGGAATCAGATAGAGAATCTGAGTACAGATGACGGTTTCGTACCCACGAGACGTGTAGACATTGTTAATAACAGAGATGGTAGCTTGCGAAGCTGCCATTATGCTTTGACCGATGAAGAAGCAAAGAAATTGCAGAAAGATCCAAGGGTATATTCTGTCGAGATACCCTTGCAGAATAGAGATGATGTTGTCTTATCTCTCAGGGGAAGGCAAACTGGAACTTTTACGAAAACATCCAGTTCATCTGGCAATTTTGCGAATTGGGGTTTGAAGCGAGTAAACTCCTCGACCAATCTTTATGGTACGAATTTCACAACATCTTCGAATTATGATTATATACTAGATGGCACGGGTGTTGATGTTGTTATACAGGATAGCGGCATCGAGGTTAACCATCCGGAGTTCTATGATGAGAATGGTGTTACCCGGGTTCAGCAGATCAACTGGTATACGGAGAGCGGTTTAGCAGGTACTCAGAATGCTAATCATTATAGGGATTTCGATGGACACGGGACTCACGTCGCAGGTATAGTTGCGGGTCGCAATTTCGGTTGGGCCAAGAATGCAAGGATATACTCGGTCAAGGTCAGGGGATTAGAAGGTGCCGGGGATACGAACACCGGTATTATTATCGCGGATTGCTTTGATGTTATTAAGTTATGGCATAGGAATAAACCCGTCGATCCTGCTACCGGATACAAGAGACCTACCATCGTCAATATGAGCTGGGGATATTCTCTACTCTACACTAGTATCAATTCTTTGACATATCGAGGCGTTACTCATACTGATAGTGAGACATTATCTAACGTGACTTATAGATGGTGGAACTATGGCCTTGTTCCGTTATTCAATGGTGCTCAGTATATAACAAATCTTCGTCAAGGACAGGTCGATGTTGATATACAGGAACTGATCGATGAGGGTGTACATGTCGTTATTGCGGCAGGTAATAATTATCATAAGATAGATGTACCTGGGGGAGAAGATTATAACAATGAGATAGATGTTGGCGGATCTCAGTATTACTATCATCAAGGATCCAGTCCATTAGATGATGAAGCATTTAAGGTGGGCAACATAGATTCTTCAGTTATCAATGCGAGCACAGAGCAGAAAAATGTCAGCTCGGAAACGGGCCCTGGTGTAGATGTCTGGGCACCTGGATCAAATATCATGAGCTGTACAAGCAATACTAATGAATTCAGTTCAGCAACTTATCAGTATGATCCCGGATTTAAACAATTAAATATCTCCGGCACATCTATGGCGGCACCTCAGGTTTGTGGGCTAGGTGCATTATATCTGCAGATGAATCCCGGGATAAAACCCGCGCAGTTGAAGAAATGGGTCATCCAATCTGCCACAATAAATAACCTATATAATAATGCTCAAAGCAATGTTTATACTGATTTAAGATCCTTGATGGGAGGTTATAATAGAATGCTATACAATCCAGTCGGTTTATATTCGGACGGCAACTTAGAAGGTCAGATAGTACTACAAGACGGCGCCTTGACACTCACATAATATGATCCTTGACTTGACTGAAGAAAACTTTGTTATGTATGCACTTCGGAGTTACGACAACCCTGGGTGTGTAGGTATGTCTGAGTTCCTAGATGATCTGAAGAGATTCAAATATATTAAAAGATTACTCCGTAAGCCTCCGAAGGGTGATCTAAGGGAAAGGCTTATACTTAATCATATAATAGTATTGGGCAATCTATTTGGTGTTGAAGCTACAACCCGGATGCTATTCTTCAAGATAGAAAAAGAGCATTGGTCAGATATAAAAACATTCCTTATCTTTTTAAACTATATGCCGCTGAAGGTGATAGTATCTAAGAGCATAGAGATAAATGATGAGGATATCCCAGTCAACGAAAGCATTCTAAATAAATTAAAGAAATTGTAAAATGGGTAGATTTGTAGATTCGATCATAGCATATAGAATACTTTATCTCCTGGTCACGCCATTTGATCAGACGCCTGCCTTTAAACTAGGCATCATAGATGCCAAGGGCAAAGAATTAAAAAAGATGAGTCAGTTGAATACTGTTGAAGAGCGAGATGCATATACATTGCTTCATCGTTTGGTTTATAGACTCAAAAAGATAGTCGAAAAGGTACCCATAGAGAATAAGAGATTGGTATCTTTAGCTGCGGCATATTCCTTGATACGAGAATATTATGAACAAAACCGGGAGCCAATATCCCTGGAAAAGGAATATATAAATATATTAGAGACGAATTTAACCGAGGAAGTTGCTCTGGTTGAGAGTATTCTAAATGAGAGTAAAATGTTTACATTCAAGCAGTTTAATGAGGAAGTCCCGGTTAATAACGCAGGAACCCCAGGTGTCGCCGGTTTAGATAAAGATGTTCCGGTGAGTAAGAAAAATCAATTGAAGTATGTTAAAAAGAACAGAATGTTCAGGAGATAAAAATGGAATTGTTGATCCCTATATTAATCGTAGCAGGAATCATAGCTATACTATACATCGCTCTAGATAAAGAAAAGAATGACGGTTCGCACCCGCTTGATACCGTAGCTAAACCAAAGACATTTCCTCCGCTTGAAGTAAAAGAGGAAGTTGTGGTCGAGGCCAAGCAAGAGGTCGTGATCGAGGCACCGAAGGTTGAGGATGTCC